TAAACTTATCCTCCTTACTCTTTACTTCTTGTCTTACATAACGCATTTTACTTGCGTCAATGTATCTAAGTTCTTGTATTCCTTCTTCTGGTTTTTTAATATCAATTACTTTGTGATAGTAAAGTCTTCCATCAACATACCAGTTACGATATATCTCATGTGCTTTTTTATCAAAGTCTAATAGATCAAGTATATATTTAAACTCTTGTCGTACTTTCTTTTTAATACCATCGCTTGCATTTAGATGATCTAGATCTATTTCTACTGGAGAATCATTTGAATCTGAAACCACTGCTTCATTTACAATATCTTCAATTGCACTATCTACCTCTGGGTGTAGACACATTTCACGATATCTTTTTATGAGATCAAATTCAGTTTTAAATACACCTTCAATGTCAACATAAGAACCAAAAAAACCACTACTCATATAGTAGTCTGACTCATCCTCTCTATTTGGAGGAATAGGTGAGACTACATTTGGAGAAAGTGGTTCTGTGTCCTCTATCGAGAACCCAAATAACTTAGACATGATTTATACTATTTTATCTATTTAGTTAACCGTTAGGGCCACCTGCATCAACGAATGCGAATGACTGAACTTGGAAGTCAACTACAAACTCTTCTATTGTATCAGAAGAATCGTAAGATAGGTCAATTGATGAAACATTTGTAGGAAATATGTCGATAAACTCATATTCGCGTAATACTGCGTTACGATCACCAGCATTATTCTTTGAACTTGGTGTTGATCCTCTACCAAGTTGGAATACTTTAGCATTTACCATGTAGGCACTTGGATCTGTTGCACCTAGATTATTTTCTAGTTTTGCGATTAGATCGACCCACTCTTCCATTGCCTTTCTAATTCTGAAGTCTTCATCATTAATTATAGTGATACTCCAAGGTTCGATTGTTCTGTCTCCAGCAACTTTAAAAATACGACCCCTAAACGGTATGTCTATATTAGCAATGACTGAAGCAGGTAACTGTGCTGCCTTGCACATATATCTGAAGTTATCTGCAGGCCATGCAATCCCAGCTGGTAAGGTGGTAAGTTCCACCTCAAACAGATTGGGTCTTGCACCACCACCGATAAGTTGAGATTTAAATTGAGAAATTGTTTTGTTTTCTCTTGTTGTTGCCATGGTTCTTGATCTCCTTTAGTTATTTATCTAATTAAACTCGACCTGCTACTTCTTCAAAACTTACGCCAGTTCTTGTAGCAACAAACGTTAGTGTGACGTAGTTGATAGATCTTGCTGGTTTTAAGAAGATGTCAGCTCTAAATTCATTGTTGTCAATAACATCAGGAGTGTTATTGGAAGTGTCGCAAATTACTAAGAATCCGGATAGACCTCGTTTTGCTTCCACATCCCTTAAGAATGGTTCAACAATGTTTCTGAAGTTTGCTCTTGTAAGTTCATCATTTAACTCAAAGAGTTGTGCTTCAGCAGCACCCTCAAGAGCTTGTTCAATTGTAAGGAACAAACGACGAACGTTGATTCTATCAAACGCTGATGCGAATGATAATCCAGTTTTATCACCAAACAGAAGTGTTCCAACTCCGGGTTTTGTGATATAAGAATTTATTCTTTGTGGATATAGTTGATCTCTTTGATCTTTAGTTGGATTGTATGCAAGTTTAATTGCATTGTTTATTACACCTCTTTGTTCACCAGCGGGTGAGAACCATGGGAATGCTTCAATCGCAGTTCTTACCATCAAGTCCTGCAGTGTCTCCGTTGGTTGGAACAAATCTAAATTCATTATTAAATCTATCAAACATGTATTTGTATCCACTATCAAATGTAACAAATGATGATGATGTAAGTGGACTATAATACTCAAGAAGATTATTTGTTTGAGTTGTTGAGTTTGAAATGTTAACTAAGTCTGCTCTGTGTGGCCCAATTGTTGCCATGCAATCTTTTCTTGCTTCAGCAATTGAAATAAGATGATTTGCTTTTGATTGAGATAAATCTCTTGTATTACATCCTGGCCCCATGATTAGGAAATCGACTGCTTGCTCATCTTTATTTGATAAAGTATCGTATGCAGTTTTAAGATCTCCAAGAGTTGCGGTCATACCACCATTCTCTCCGGGAGCAGGTATTTTACCAGATACACTTGTGTAATCAGTACCACCACCTAATGAATAAGTGACATTACCAATACCAGCAAATGTTGTGCTCTGTGCGTTCTGACTCCATAAACCTTGAGCAGTTGTGTTTGCTACGAATCCTGTTCCAAATCCAGTTGCAACTGGTAGTGTATTATGGAATGTATCCTCAGATTGTGATGGATTAAATCCAGCATAAATGTTTTGTGCTTTACTTGCGATGAAATCTTTATAGTATATTCTCTCAGGAGAATTTATATTTGAGATTGCATCTTTTGCTTTTGACAATCCAGTGAATTTCTCAAGAATATTTCCTTGAATACCTGTGATCGTTCCAAGATCGTCAACAACTGCAACGTGAATACCATCGTTCTTACCACCTCTATCTGAAGTGTACTTATTGGTTGTTGGTCTTGGTGCAAGAGATTTCCAGAATACTGTTGAGTTTTCTAATCCAAGTGTCTGTTGATCATACCAGTCAACTGCTGTTACAATCTCTGCAGATACAGCTGTATTTGCTGCGTTTGGAGCACCAGTGTTAATACCAGAACTATTAACAAAGAATACTGTTGTTGCTGCGATACCAGCACCTGCACCCTCACTTGTAGTCTTGTATGAATTTGTCAGTGAATTTGTTGCATATGATATTGGGAACTCTGTTCCTGCACTTGATACCCTAGAAACAATTTTGACATCGAACTTAGAATCACCGTTTGTAGCATCAGTTGATACTCCGGTGACAATTCCCTTCAGGTGCCCCGTAAATGATGTCGTTGTTCCGACTCCAGCTAAGACTAAATTGGTCACCGCTGCTGTTACACCAGCACCAATCGTGCAACCGTAATCTTCTAAACTTGTTGTGTTTATTCCTATTATTTGATCTGCTTGGTCATCTATCTGACAAACTTTAAGTCCGTTTGCCCATGATCCGGGAAACTTACCAGCATAGTAGAAAGATGTATCAGAAGTATGATTCTCTTGATAGTCATCAAAACTCTCTATTTTTAAACCACCACTTCCAGCGATAACTGTTGTTGACGCAATACCAACACCAGCATTTGCATTTCCTAAATTTGCAGAGTCTGCCCTTACTACTTTTAACACACCACCGTATGATAAGAATGATGCAGCACTCATCCAATATTCATATTGCCTATCTGTCGATAATGGTTTTCCAAAATTCTTTATTAGTTCCTCTTCATTAGAAACTTGAATAGGTGTGTCAATTGGGCCAAGACGAAATGGGCCTGCTATCGCGCCGATATTGTCTAATACATTATCTGCTCTTCCTACTGTTAAATCAACCTCTCTGACCAGTATGCCGGGAGATAATTGAGGAGTCGCCATGTTTTTCTCCGAGTTCTCAGTTTAATCTAGAAATTATTTATTGTTTGCACACTTTAGGGAACAGCTTATAATGCACCATCCCAAAATGAATCATATCCTGTTGGTTGAACGTTTCTTGAAGCGATGAATAATCCTATGTTTGTTAGAAACCAGAGTATATTTATGACCCATGCTTGCCTCCAAAGATATTTTCGATTAGTCTCTACGATATAAATGTTTCTCTCATTATCAGATTTCCTGACAAACTGCTCTAAAACTAATGCGACAACGAATCCGATCGCATAAACGTAAAATGCAAAATTTAAAAAACTAGAACTCAAAAGTAAAAATGAAATCATTACATGTACTCCCACATAAAAGAACGATCACCGTATTCATCAACCTTCCAACGATCACCCTCTGCGTCAACAAAGGAGTCATCTTCGAGGCCATCTGAAATAAAACCAAACGGAGACATATCTTGCTCGATTTGATTTTTTTGTTCGTCATATAATCTCTTTCTTACGTCTTGATCGGTGAGTTCTTTGAAGTAATCTTGTTGAACTAACCATGCGTATATTACTAAACACATGGCAAGGTCATCATTACAACCTTCCTCAGCCTCAAATGAGTTATTCTTTTGTATAAAAGTTGTCAACTCACTTAGTATATCATAGTCTGAAAAGAGTAATTTGTCACTCTCTATCATTGTCTTGAGGTTGAGAGATCCAACTTTCTTGACAGTTTTTGACATCTTAACACCAAGTTGTGTCTTCTTACCTGAGAATCCCTGTCCTACAATTTGACCGGCACGACCTCTCATCGAACACATCAATAAGTTCTCATATTCAAGATCATAGTTAATAATTGATGCAACTTGATCTCCTATATCATTTACCTCACATAATATGAATGCATTATTATAACTTGTTGCTATGTCGTAAATTATACTTGGAAACAACATTGGTTTGACTTGATTGTTTCGATATTTGGCAACTATATTATGTGGGAACTTGGTGATATCAGTAACCACAAAAGCTGAGTAGTCTTTCTCTACACCTCTTGCCACATCAACTGTAATCAGATAATCATGTTTTTGTTCTGGTTCTTTATATACATCTAATCCTGCATTTGACTTACGAGGGTTCTCATATATCAGAGATCTCAATTTACTTGGTGCAATAAGAGTGTCACCAGATCCGAGAAACTCACATTCAAACTCAACCTTGAACTGAGCTTCTGATGTGTTTGCAATTGTTTGTTGTCTCCACTTCTCATCTCTTCCCGGAACTTCTGACCAATGAACATCAGTGGGAATATACTCGTTCTTACTTGCTTCAGCATCATGCCACATGCGATAGAAATGATTCATACCGTGTGGTGTAGATACAATTATAACTTTTGTTTTTTGCCCAGATGATATAGTAGGATAAACAGATGCAAAGAATTGGTCAGCAATGTGATTCGGGATGAAAGCGAACTCGTCAAGAAAGATGACATTATAGGATCCACCTCGGACAGCAGATGCAGACGTAGATGCAGCGAGAATTTTTGATCCATTTTCTAATTCTAATGATCCTTTATTCCATGCAAGTATACCCTGTTGCATCCACTTTGGCAAGTTTTCATATGCAAGTTGTAACCTACCTAATAAATCTCTGGCAGTAGAGGCCTTGTTCGCAAGTATAGCAATATTAACGTTATCGTTAAAAACTGCGTAGTGAAGCAAATAAGATACAACTGTAGTGGATTTACCCGTCTGCCGAGGCATCTTACAGATGTTAAAACGGTTTTCATGAAAGTTTCTGACTAATTTTTCTTGGAAAGGATAAAGATCAAAATTAACAAGACCTTCATCAAGTGAAACAATCTTTATATACTTCTTAGCAAAATAAACTGGGTCATGTCTACACGCAACGAACTCTAAGATTTGCTCTTGTGTAAATTCAATTTGTGTATTGGCTTTCTTTAGATTGGGATTGCCAAGATATACATTATCAACTGCCATAATTAAATCATAAATTTTTTGTCGTGTTCGATTGTCTTTTGTTGTAGTTCAATTACTTTATTTAATTTCTCTATCTCTTTCTTTAAATTTTTGTTATCCTCTTGTTGTCTGGAGGATTGGTTCTCCGGGGTCATGACTGGATACTTGGTAATTATAGAGTTTAGCACCGGGATACACTTTGTGCATCTGTATTTGTACTTCTCTACGGGATGGTTTTTTGACTGAAGGGAAAAACATTTTTATCATATAGTTTCCTCCTCTCCAAGCCAGATATACGTCGATTATATTTCCAACTTTATTGTAATCTGGTAATTTGGTTGCCTCTTCTAATGGATCGACATATTCGATATTTGATTTTGGCGACCTCATCGGTTCTGGTTTGATGATGTCGATGAACTCGAAACGCAGCTTACCTTCAGCGTCTTCGACTTTAACGCCAGCGTGTTCTAAAGCGGTAATCTGAGATGGTGTCATGTTTACGAGTTTTGTATTATTATTTAGTCAACTTGACATGCATCGGTTAGGTCTTTTGCCATATTGCCACCTATTTCTGCACCTTCATTCATACCAATCATTGTCGCAGCACCAGCAAGAACCCAACCAACAACGGGGACATTGGCAAGAGGAGCAGCAGCAATAGTACCAACACTACCACCAACGATCCTTCCTGTTTGCTCTCCTCCTCCTTGTGCTTTGATACACTCTGCTTGTGCTGCACTGATCTTATTTTCGTTACTTCCTCCACCAATATGTTCAGTGCCGATGACAGTATATTCCTCTTGTATTCTTGTTTTATTATTTCCTAAACCAAGAAATCCTGCTTTTGTGTTGATGTCTTTTTGAACGGTCATAACCTTTGGATCATTCGCTCTGTAACTAATGCGATATCCATCATGAGATGCCTCTACCTCATATGCTGTGTATGGCCCAACAGGTAGATTTATTTTTGGAAGTGTTTTACGGTTTGATAGTAAACCGATCATACTAAAATGAGACACTCCAAGAAGCACACCTAAACCAAGTGCACCCCATTTTACAAGTGAAAATTTTGGTTTGTTTTCCATTTCAAAAATGCATGATACACCTTATATATGCAAATCAACACTTAAATATTTTCTTTAGATTCTGACTCCTCCCGATGTTACGCGACTTAAATCTCGTAAATCGTAGTTTACGATACACCTTAAATTATGATTTGGTTGCTGAGCTGTATGCCAATGTATGCCATCAAATAAAACGACTCTACCTTGTTT